ATGAAAAAACATGCTATTGCAGTAATGATGATCGCCGTATTTTCTGAGTCGGTTTATGCGGAGTCTACCTTATTTATTCCGGACGTCTCTCCTGATAGCGTCACGACATCCCTTTCTGTGGGGGTGTTAAATGGTAAATCCAGGGAGCTGGTTTATGATACCGACACCGGGCGGAAGCTGAGTCAACTGGACTGGAAAATAAAAAATGTCGCCACGTTGCAGGGGGATTTATCATGGGAACCCTATTCGTTCATGACGCTGGACGCCCGCGGCTGGACGTCTTTGGCGTCGGGATCGGGTCATATGGTTGACCATGACTGGATGAGCAGTGAGCAGCCAGGCTGGACCGATCGTTCAATTCATCCGGATACCAGCGCCAACTATGCTAATGAATACGATTTGAACGTGAAAGGTTGGTTATTGCAGGGCGATAACTACAAGGCGGGCGTAACAGCGGGCTATCAGGAAACCCGTTTTAGCTGGACGGCAAGAGGCGGGTCTTATATTTATGATAATGGTCGGTATATTGGTAACTTTCCTCATGGCGTGCGCGGCATAGGTTATAGCCAGCGTTTCGAAATGCCCTATATCGGGCTGGCGGGTGATTATCGTATTAATGACTTTGAGTGTAATGTACTGTTTAAATACAGCGACTGGGTAAATGCGCATGATAATGACGAACACTACATGCGCAAACTTACCTTCCGTGAAAAAACGGAAAATTCACGATATTATGGCGCTTCTATTGACGCCGGATATTATATTACCAGTAATGCAAAAATCTTTGCTGAGTTTGCTTACAGTAAATATGAAGAAGGTAAGGGCGGTACGCAAATCATAGATAAAACCAGCGGTGATACGGCGTATTTTGGTGGCGATGCCGCAGGTATAGCTAATAATAACTATACGGTTACCGCGGGGTTGCAGTATCGCTTCTAGACCACATCGGGATGTCATCGGTCATAACCGGCCGATGACGACTTTTTGCTGAACGTGTGGCATGTCCGGTGATATTGCATAGGGGCAATAAAAGCAACATGAAAGGGGAACCGCTCGAAAGACTATGCAGCAAGAAGAGAATGTCCTGGGTATCAATGGTGTCCCCTGCAGACACCTAATGAATGTCGTAAGTGCAGGTGATTTATGATGAATTACAGAAGTGAAGAATTTTATGCCCGCATTTATGCCCACAAAGGCAATTCATGAGACATTTTGAATGGGTGAGAAGTGGCTGCGTTTCCAGTTTTGATAGTCGGCATAAACCCACCTGGATGCGCTGCCGATTTTGTGCGGGGAAGGCAATTTACCTTTCTTGATTTCTGAGTAAATGAACGTTTTACCCATGCCAGAATCCTCCATCATGAACTTTAAGTCAACAAGTGAGTCGTCGCGTAATTCGCGCATAGGTTTTATCTCCGGTTTGGGAATCGAACTTGGAAGGAAGGGATATCTTGAGAAATGCACAGGCCTCATCGAGTGTGATACTGTGTGATTCCATGGTTACTCCGCTGTTTCTTCTTCGTCTTCTTTTGCGTTAGCGATGTCGTAGAATTTCCCGTAAGTTATTTTCTTGAATGCATCAGGGATAACAACTTCGCCATGCTGCTCTTCTTTGTTATTTGGTATTGCAAAAATAAGACAATCATCGCGTTGCGGGTGCTTGCCGCCGTACGTTGATAACATAGCGAAACCAAAGCCACGCCCAGATTGACAGCCAATTCCTGTGCGCATAATACCGTAATGATTAGCGATGTAGTCATTCCACTCAGGTAATGCTTTTAGCTTGACGTTAGCTTCGTGGATAACTGCATCAAGCTCCTTGTTATATGCACGGCCTTCTTTTGTATTTCCCTTTCCTCGTGCTATCACAACTCGCTTCCCATTCCAAAAATCTTCACGCTTGATTGTTATCTGGCATGGGAATTCATATCTTTTTTCCCAAACGAAACTTTGCAGCAAGCCACCTCTACCACCCCAATTACGAGTTGTTGTCCATGCTATAGCACCAACCTGTTCTGCTGCGACTGTGAGGATAGAATTACGTTGTTCGTTAATGGTATCGTATGAACTGATAAGTTCCTTAACATCATCACCTTCAACCATGTAGTAATCGTAATACTTGCTCTGGTCTGACATTATCTATCTCCAATAAAAAACCCGCCGCAGCGAGTTCAGATAAAAGAAATCCCCGCGAGTGCGAGGATTGTTATTTTTGCGGTGCTGAGAGCAGAGCTGCTGCGCTTCAGCATCTGTGGACTCTCCCCATAAGCAAACAAGCACCCCGAAGAGCGCTTGTTTTATCTTTCAGCATAAGATAGCTATGTGCTGAATGACATACGAACGTATAATCTTCGCATGAGATATGTTAAAAGCTATCGCATCATTGGAGCTTGAAGTTGTCGATATCATCTACAAATTCCAGATACCCATCTTCAACGCTTTTTAAAACAAGTAAATGCTTAATTCCCTCACTTAATGAGGTTGGCCTTTCAAGTACAAACTCGAACCCATCCTCGTGAATTTTTCCTAACCAATAACCACCGCCATATTCTTTAAGCCTTTGAAAGAAAACATATCCTCCAGGCTTGAAATAATTGAGTGTCTCGTCTCTATAAACGATTTGGTAGTTAGGTACTTTGCCACCCATTTTAGCCACCATGAATACTGTATTTTCATACAGTATAAATTAAAGCAAATGTTGGTCAATTTTGAAGGGTGAAATATCACTTCACCTCNAAAACCCACCGCCATATTCTTTAAGCCTTTGAAAGAAAACATATCCTCCAGGCTTGAAATAATTGAGTGTCTCGTCTCTATAAACGATTTGGTAGTTAGGTACTTTGCCACCCATTTTAGCCACCATGAATACTGTATTTTCATACAGTATAAATTAAAGCAAATGTTGGTCAATTTTGAAGGGTGAAATATCACTTCACCTCCTGTTGTGGTGCTGGCAGTGGCATCCAGTGGGTTACTTCCTTGAGGTGTAGGTCATTACCATCACCATCATCCCAACAAGGCTTCTCATCATCAAACCAGTCAGCATAAATTCCCACCTGAACATTAGGAATGCTTGCCAGATAATGTGTTCCACTAAAATCGCCAGCTAGTACATACTCACGATCAGGCATTCGCTCACTACAGCTTATCCAACCATCCGTAGTTGCCGGAGAGTTGCCAGCCTGAACGGTAGGCATATCCGGACCTTTGCGAATCGCCCTAGCAAGCTCGATTGGGTCATCGTACAACCAGTCACCTGTTTGCGGATGATTAGCCTCTGCCAGTTGAGCAGCCCACTCCAGTCCGTCTTTGTGTCCTTGAAGATAGTCCAGCGGTAACTCATCACGATTACTTACAGCTTCGGCCACCTGAAGCATGGCGGCGCGGCAGGAATTCATAAATTCCAGCGCAGTCACCAGGTCGCGCCTGTTGACCTTGCAAGAATGCTCATCGATGTGGTGCCATTCACTTAGATGGTCTGCCTGATACTGGAAACGCTCAATGATGCCACTGATAGCCTGAAGCATGGCGGCGCGGCAGGAATTCATAAATTCCAGCGCAGTCACCAGGTCGCGCCTGTTGACCTTGCAAGAATGCTCATCGATGTGGTGCCATTCACTTAGATGGTCTGCCTGATACTGGAAACGCTCAATGATGCCACTGATATCTTCCGGCACTACCGGAACTGGCTGGGCGTGACGATAGAGCGGGATATCTCCCACCTCCTGGTTTTGTTTACCCCAAATCAAAGAGGTTTCTCGACCCCTGGCAATATGATGAAGATTTCGTTCGTCGGTGAACACAACGGGGTCGGCACCATCAAAAATTTCGTCATAGCGCGTCACATCAAATAGCGATACTTCACAATCGCCAGTCGTCGCAAACGCGATCCGATTTGAGGGACACTCCGCCAGTAGCTTATTGAGTTTCTTTACCCAGGCTTTTTCCTGTTTCGTCAAAGTAGCCATATCACTCCCCCTCAACCTTGATGCCAGCGGCATGGATTGCATTAGCACATTCATTTCTCATGCTGGATGCACCATCAGCAAATCCCTCGTACCGCTCAGCAGTAGAGCCAAGAACTGGAAGTTTAGGGAGGCAAACTGTCCGCGCCTCCAGCTCTGCTATGCGACTCTCGGCACTGTTTGCACGGGTGTGTTGTGTAATAAGCGATCGATTCGCCATTACTAATTTCTCGCGCTCTGCATTTAATGCAGCCGCCAGCTTATCTGCGCGGTACCGCTCATTATCAAAGCTGATACGCCAGTTTTCCCGCTCCTGCTCTGCGGCTGCCAGTNGCTCCCGTGCCTGTCGCATATCATCACGCAGCGCCAGCGCCACGGCTTCGATCGCGTCTTTTTCCCGCTGGAGTTGAATATTCTCGTCAAGCAGCGCCAGCATGGTGGCGGGGTTGGCTGCGGCAATGTAGGCAGTGTTGTAATGGTCTTGCTTATCATCAACATCATCACCTTGCTCCACATAAGCCAGGTGTTTGGTATACCCATCTTCATCGGTAAACCAGATATTTTCCTGCTCCATTTCCCACGGCCCTTNTGTCGCCNTCTCCGCCACTTCACGNAGCGCACGTTTGTCGATGTTCATACCGCACCGCCTTTACGAGGTTGGGCGGCGAACTCGCAAACTGTTACACCGCCTTCTTCNGTGTAATCTGCTGACGAGATATGCAGACCATGAACAATGCTGCCGTCGTCACGTTGAATGTTGCCAACCCACAGCAGTCCGTCAGTAAAATCACCGTACCCGGATTCATGACCGTCACCACATTGTGAACAAATTAACTCNATGTCCGATGGCTCAAGGAAAATTTGTTGAGGGACAAGCNCGTAACCATCAGGGATTGCACTTGNCCGCACCNCANCCAGCGCCGCGTATTTAGCCTCAAGTTCCGCATAATCACTATGACGCACCATATCAGTACAGAATGATTCTCCTGTTATTGGTGGTGATAACTGGTCACTGACAATCGTGTATATTTTCACTTCTTTCATTTCTTCCCACTCCGCAACATTGCATTCAGATATTTGTTTTCATTAACAGAACCGAAACTATTTCGCTTAAGCATTTCTTCGCGTGGAATATCGTTGATGGGTTTGAAGCGGTGTCGAATAATCATTTCCGATGGAAGGATGCCGGGGTCGTAGGANCCACTCCGCAACATTGCATTCAGATATTTGTTTTCATTAACAGAACCGAAACTATTTCGCTTAAGCATTTCTTCGCGTGGAATATCGTTGATGGGTTTGAAGCGGTGTCGAATAATCATTTCCGATGGAAGGATGCCGGGGTCGTAGGACAAACCTCTCATGATGAATTCCTCAGTTATTGCTGATAGCGCCGTAACGCGAACGGTAATTTTTAAGGCGCGGGTCTATTTCAATGAATTTGGTGTAAGTGGCTTTGCGGAATGGTCGGATGGATGTCTGGTAAATTCGCTCGCGTTCTTCTTTCTCTGCAAGCCATATACAGTGGCGAAATTCCTTTTCCTCTTTCGTTTCCTGCGGTAGCGACATTATCAGGTCGTAGTTCTTTCTGAATTTTTCCAGCACCTCCGATACGGAATTGCCGGAACAGCGGCGCGGTTCATTCGCACCATACATAGGCGCTGGCATGTTTTCACCTGGTGATTATTTAGCTAACTTTTTCCAGATTGCTGAAACGTATTTGGCTTGGTGAATGGCATCATCAAGCGCGTTGTGTCGAGTTCCTTCGAATGGCATATCTCGTTTAGGGTCGAACCCAATTGCCTTTCCAAGCTCGACGATGGTTCGGACGTCGCGGTCATTCCACCACTGCCAGGGCGCTTGGTGCCCGGCCAGAGCATAACTATTTCGTAGAATCACACAGTCAAATGATGCGCCATTTCCCCAAACCTGAACCAATTTAGGGTTGGCGTGCTTTGCGATAAAGTCTGATAACCATGAAAGAGCCGTTGAAAGCTCTTGAGTGTCATTGGTTAGCGATTTTCTGGCATCTTCTCCCTGTTCCATCCACCATAAAATGGTTGAAGCATCAGGACGCGCCCGGTATCGCATTGATGACTCGAGCGAGATATTAACCGAGAAGTCTTCTCCTGTTTCTCCAGTTTTCAGATCAAAGAATACTGCCCCAATCGAAATAACGGGCGCGTATGGCCCGTTGCCCATTGTTTCAAGGTCAACCATTAAATGATTCATTTAAGTCCTTAAATTGCGTGAATAGCGTGACGAGGGAAGGGGAGAGTTACTGGTGCAAATGGTATATCATCATCAAAATCCATCGGTGGCTCGTTATGTTGTGTTGGTGATGATTGCTGCTGTGGTTTCTGTGACTGCCTGTCGGCTGCTTGTTGTTTGCTGTCGCCAGTACCTCCAAGCATTTGCATCACACCATTAATTCCAACATTAATCTCAGTGGTGTAGCGGTCTTGCCCTGTCTGGTCTTGCCACTTTCTGGTTCTCAGCATTCCCTCGAAATAAATCTGATCACCTTTTTTCACATACTGCCCTACGACTTCAGCAAGTTTCCCGACTACGGCAACACGATGCCATTCAGTCTGCTCCTTTTGTTCGCCAGTCTGTTTATCTCGCCACTGCTCTGATGTAGCGACTGTCAGGTTAGCGAACGCCGTCCCTGATGGTGAATAACGAACCTCCGGGTCTTGTCCTACCCGGCCTAAGATGATCACCTTATTTACGCCTCTACTAGCCATTTATGCCGCCTGTTTTAGTTCGTTAACTCTGATGTTCATTACCTGAACGCATTTTGTCTGCGCCTCCTCATTGCCAGCCATTAATTGCCAGTCACGCTGATAACGCTCGATGAGTTTTTTCTTGTCAGTTTCTGTAGATGCATAATCGCTGAAGTCTTTCAGGATTTGTTCGCAGTCAACCGATGGAGATTTCTGGTTGGTATTTTCTGGTGATGGTTGATTGCCTGATGCTGGCATGGCCCAGTTCGGCAGCGATGGAGGGAGCCAGTAAAATCCTGTTCCATCCTTNTTAATTGCCAGTCACGCTGATAACGCTCGATGAGTTTTTTCTTGTCAGTTTCTGTAGAAGCATAATCGCTGAAGTCTTTCAGGATTTGTTCGCAGTCAACCGATGGAGATTTCTGGTTGGTATTTTCTGGTGATGGTTGATTGCCTGATGCTGGCATGGCCCAGTTCGGCAGCGATGGAGGGAGCCAGTAAAATCCTGTTCCATCCTTCAGTTTGGCCCTGTGCCATCCTTGTTTCTTATCACTGGATATCTGCGCAAAACCTTCCTCAAGGTTATACAGATACCGACCAATTCCCCACTGAACGGCAGCACGCTTCATTGCGCCGGAGCGACCACCTTTGACGGCTTCTACCTGTGTGTTTTCAGCAGCATCCCATTTAGTTACCCATTCGGAATCAATCTTGATTGATATGCCGCATTCAACGCCACCGTTGTTGGGAATATCGCGGTATTCATTGCGCCATCCTGCTTTGCCGCAAACATCGTCCAGGCGTTTCATGATTGCCCTGTTCGTGACATAAGCCAGCACCATAGCCCACACTTTGCCATCGCGTGTTTTACCGCTTTGCTGTATTCGCCATTCGATATCTTCAGGATTGAATGGGGCGTCGAATTTATTCAAATCCATAATTCACCTCAGAATGGTAATTCGGAAGGATTAGCCAGAAATTCACCTTTGTTTATTCGCTCGTTTTTGGCTAATGAAAGGCAATTTCGTTTCATCGATTTATTACCTGACTTGCGCCAGTACATTGCCTCTGTCAGGTGATACTGACGTTTTAACTTGCTCAACTCCGGTGTCCTTGCTAAATCCACTGGTATCATTTCAACCTCCATTCGCGAAAGGCTTCTACAGCTTCGCGATACATTATTTTGTCACCAAGATAAACAGCAATTGCGAATTTAGACTGAATAGCCATAAGTGATTTATCCATTACACGGCACTCCTGGTTGATTCAGGATATCGACCAGACGTTTCCATCCGGTTCGTAATTTTCTGGTTATACGCTCTAAAAGTGATTCATTAAGTTGGGCGATACCCATGACGGCACCGCCCGCGATAGCAAATGTCATCGTGGGATTCTCCATTTTTATTTATTGGCATAACGAAAACGCCTCGAATGAAGCGTTGTTGGTATGCGAAAAAAAGCCGCCCTGACTGCGAGCGGCAAATAACATCAAGGGATGATTTTTCGATTAACCAGAACGAGTCGTCGTCCTCGTTTGGTTACGAGCGATATTGCTCACATAGCAGACTCGTAAATCTGCTATAGGTGCTTATTCGCTGCCAAAAATACGCTTACTCAGTTACTTCATATGCATATTCTTGACTTGTTAAATGATATTTTCTGCAAAATATCCTTCTGGCCTCTATTGCATCATCAATGTTTTTGAAATACCCAAGATGCTTTTGCTTTCTATTGATCTGGCCAGTAGCTCTCCACTTTTCTCTTTTAATATCCCAATTAACTCCAGATGTTCCAGATTTATTATCTAACCTAATGGATTTGTTTAGATTGTTTTCAGCAACTGAAATATCTCTTAGATTAGAGAATCTATTGTCATCCCTGACTCTGTTTATGTGATCAATTACGCCATTAGGAAACATACCAGTAACGAATAACCATGCCAGCCTGTTTGCTTGTAGCTTTTTCCCATCAATTGTTATCTCTCGATAACCGTGATGATTGACAGAACCAGCGACATCACCAGCCAATGCTGTTCCTTTAGATTTATTCCACCGGAAAACTCCTGTAGAAGGCTCATACTCAAGAATCTTCGATAAATATGCTGAATTCATGTTGTTATTCCTTAAATTTTGGCAATAAAAAAGGCCGCATTGCGACCTGATTAGATATTTGAAGTGAGATAAAAGAAGACCAACTATGTAGCCTTTAGTTTTTCCAGTTCTCTTGCAATCATTGCCGTGGTTCTAATTGCCCATTTATCGACAATCTTTCCATCTTCTCTCACCAGAGCCATTTCCTCAGGCTTCACCATGCATTCAGCATCAAGCTTGCAGCCTTTGCATTTCACGAAGCGACTACACCATTGGTTGGTATCAATAGTCGTAGTCATATTGGTAGTCCTGGTATTGTTCCATCACATCCTGAGGATGCTCTTCGAACTCTTCAAATTCTTCTTCCATATCTCATCTCAATCGTAATAAGCCGGAATTGATTTTCCGCGCTGCTTCTGTACGGCGTGGATTTTATTTCCGAGCGGGTTAGCGTCCCGGTAGTAAATGCGGTTCTTCTTAACCGCTGTTACTTCAACTTTCTTCTGACGCGTTCCGGCAAGCAAAATGGCTTTGGTAACGCGGTCAATTCTTTTGGCTTTGACCTCATGAGAAGCATCAGGAGCATCGCAGCCAAAAATTGAATCGATGATATTGCAGATGGTGTCGCGCTCCATTGCGAGCTTCCTGCGCCGCTCATGACGGCGAGTTTTAGCATTGCCTGCAAACGTTGACTTCCCGTAGGTGATAACCGTCATGATTTAATCCTCATGTGAAATGGCTTTGGTACTGGCGCCGGAACCTGTCTCAATTTCCGGATTTCAAGTGGCTTCTCAGTCCGGCCCGATCGGTACAGCTAGGCCTAAGCTCCACCACACGCCAGTCCAAACCCATCTCGCTTGGTATTTGTTCGCGCTTTGTCAGCGCATCATCGAAGTTAAAGAGCGTTGCCTTTCCGTTTGGCTACCAGCGTCCTGCTGATGGCTAAAATTTAAGACTTCTTAATTAAATGGTCAAGTGTATTTTTGAAGAAAACTTAAATATTTTATCGTTACTTAAGTTTTTATTTGATTTTTAAAGGAAAATGTAGTGGGAGGGGCGGGTGCCCCTTATGGAAGATTTGCGAGTTTTGCGTCAACAACTACGCCAATGATTTTGCAGTTTCCGTTGATTTCTATCATCGGATATTGTGGGTTTAATGGTTTTAAAAACTTTCGGCCTGCATCCATAACTAGTTTTTTGAATGTGGCCTCGTTTTCACCTTCTAATTTTGCAACAACCAGCTTGCCGTTTCTTGGTTCGACTTCGGGATCAACCAGAATTATCATTCCTTCTGGAATGCTTAATCCTGCCGGTGCGGTCATAGAGTCACCTTGGACATCAAGCCAAAATGAATCTTCTGAACAATCTACAGTGGTGTCGTGCCAGTTCTCTATCGCGCGCTTGTGATAAGGTTCTACAGCTTCCATCCATTGCCCTGCGCTTACCCAACTGATAAGAGGGTATGATCCTCTTGGCTCATGCCTACTATGATAGGCAACATTTATCTGGCTTAAATCTCCTTTCAGCAAATAGTCAGGGGAGCACTGAAGAGCCTTCGAAAGTGCCAACAGGTTCTCCCCATTTGGCTCAGTCTCCGAGCGCTCCCATTGCGATATTGCAACATTAGACACTCCCACCATCTTACCAAGAGCGGCTTGTCTAATCTTGAGTTTTTTTCTTCGAGCGCGAATACGCTCACCCATCAATTGTGTATTCATAGTTAAGTCATCTTAAATAAACTTGACTAAAGATTCCTTTAGTAGATAATTTAAGTGTTCTTTAATTTCGGAGCGAGTCTATGTACAAGAAAGATGTTATCGACCACTTCGGAACCCAGCGTGCAGTAGCTAAGGCTTTAGGCATTAGCGATGCAGCGGTCTCTCAGTGGAAGGAAGTTATCCCAGAGAAAGACGCATACCGATTAGAGATTGTTACAGCTGGCGCCCTGAAGTATCAAGAAAACGCTTATCGCCAAGCGGCGTAAGCAAAACGCTCTTTACCAATCTGAACCGCCGACAACGCGGTAAACATATTTCAAGGCGCATCAACGAATGCGCACAACTAACTATTAACTACAGGAATGTTCACATATGGAACTCACAAATCACAGCAAAAAGATACGCGAAGTGGAAACAGAGCTTCGCGCCCGACTCGTATCAATGGGCCAGACAAATTTTGCAAAGATGGCGGGATGGTCTGATTCAAAAGTAAGCCGCCTGAACATTCAGGATATGGCGGTGACGTTCGTTCTTCTGGAGAAGGTATGGGAGACGAGCTTAATCAGGGAAGTAGCAAGACAAGCAGTGGAAGCTGTGATGCCGAGAAATAAAAAACGCCCGGCGGCAACCGAGCGTTCTGACCAAATCCAGATGGATTTCTAAGGGTATCAGGAGAGGTAATTATGACAAAACGTAGTAAGAAATACCAGGAAAAAGAAGAGATTCGACATCCTGATTCACCTGAGGGATTAGTGGTAGCCGCAGCAAATAACAGGGCGTTCGCAGAGCGCCTTGTTGGTGTTTACAGACTAGCCAAAGCAGGAGTGAAACATGGGCGTCGTTAAGTTAGCAGACTACAGACCGTTAGAACTGGTCGTGGAGCGTAATGTGGCAGATCTCGATGATGGTTACGCCAGACTATCAAATATGCTGCTTGAGGCTTATTCAGGTGCAGATCTGACCAAGCGACATTTTAAAGTGCTGCTTGCCATTCTGCGTAAAACCTATGGGTGGAATAAACCAATGGACAGAATCACCGATTCTCAACTTAGCGAGATTACAAAGTTACCCGTCAAACGGTGCAATGAGGCCAAGTTAGAACTCGTCAGAATGAATATTATCAAGCAGCAAGGCGGCATGTTTGGACCAAATAAAAACATCTCAGAATGGCGCATCCCTCAAAACGAGGGAATATCCCTCAAAACAGGGGATAAAACATCCCTCAATTTGAGGGAGTGTTATCCCTCAAAACAGGGGGACACAAAAGACACTATTCAAAAGAAAGAAATACAAGATAAAAACACTATGTCCGAAAGCGTTCGGACGGAGTGTGAAAAATCATCTGACCGTCACGAAGATACCGATAAGGCATTCGAGGAAATATTCTGGTGTGCCGGTATGCGGAAAGCCGGGAAGAAAAACGCAGCTTCGGCATTCAGAACACAGTTCAGGGAGTGGCGTAAAACTACCAGGGGGACGGCAAGCGAGTTTGCCACGATGCTGGCAGAAGACATCGCATGCAGGAATGGTAAGCAGTTCGGATTCGACAGGTTATTACCATCGAGCTACCTGAACGGTCAGCGCTGGAACGACGAAAAGCCAGAAACAATTCAACCACAATCCAAACCATCATCCGCAATCACCGTATCGAAAACTGGCTACGTGTTTTTCGACAGGTGAATCATGAAATCCAGAATCAAATCGTTACTTATCGCTGGCTATAACCATGGCTGGCTTAGTTCTGCATTCGTTGAGTTCTGGTTTAACCGTCTCGATCTGAGGTCAGCGTAATGACTCCAAGTGAACTGAGCGACCTGCTGTGGGCGCAGGTTGACAGGGTGGCTCCGCACCTGTTGCCAAACGGCAAGAAAGAGGGGCATGAGTGGGTTGCCGGCAACGTCAACGGTGACAAGGGGGACAGCCTTAAGGTCAACCTTAGCGGCAAGAAAAAATGGGCTGATTTCGCTGAGGGAGACGGCGGTGACATGCTTGATTTGTGGATGGCCTGTCGGGGAATAAATCTGCATCAGGCTATGCAGGAGGCAAAGGCATTTCTCGGTATCAAGGATGATGATCACCATTTCGACGCCAGACGTGAGAAGAAATTCTCCAGACCTGACCGCAAGAAAATCGCCCGTTACGTTACCAGAACAGAATCCCATCTTGATTACCTGCAATCGCGTGGCATATCTCCAGAAGTCGTAAAGCGGTACGAGGTTGTCAGCGGAAAGGTGTGGAATGGAGAGCGAGAACTGGATGCTTTGGTGCTTCCGTACAAACGCGACGGTGAGTTGTTGCAGGTCAAGAGAATCAGCACCGAACGTCCGGACGGGAAGAAAGTCATCATGGCAGAAGGTGACTGTGAACCTTGTCTGTTCGGATGGCAGGCTCTCGATGCTGGCGTGAGGGCGGTTGTGCTTTGCGAAGGCGAAATTGATTGCATGAGCTATGCGCAATACGGAATTCCGGCGCTATCTGTCCCGTTCGGTGGCGGGAAAGGCGCTAAGCAACAGTGGATTGAGTTTGAATACCATAACCTCGACAGGTTTGAAGAAATATTCATTTCGATGGACGGTGATGATGTTGGTCGCGAAGCTGCAAGGGAAATCGCAAGCCGACTTGGTGAACATCGATGCCGTCTGGTTACACTGCCACACAAAGATATCAACGAATGCCTGATGAACGGCGTCACCGAGGATGAAATCTGGCAGTACATCGGGACGGCGTCATATTTCGACCCCGAAGAGCTTTACAGCGCCCGTGAGTTTTATCAGGACACCATCAATGCTTTCTACGGCAAGCAGCAGTATCTGTTTAACCCACCGTGGGAAACGCTGGCTTACAACTTCCAGTTCCGTGAGGCGGAGTTAACGCTTGTCAATGGCGTGAACGGTCACGGAAAAACGGAGGTTGTCGGGCATATGGCACTTGAGGCCATGAGACAGGGGATAAAAACATGCGTCGCATCGCTTGAACTGAAGCCAGGAATTCTGCTTAAACGCCTGACCCGGCAGTCTACATGCTGCAAAATGCCGCCAGTTCTGGAAATCGAATCAGCATTTAAGTTTTACGATGACCGGCTCTGGTTATTTGGCCTGACAGGTACGGCCAAGGCGGAACGCCTGATTGAAATTTTCACATATGCCAGACGGCGATACGGCATCCAGTTATTCATCATCGACAGCCTCATGAAGTGCGGGATTGGCGATGACGATTACAACGGGCAAAAGGCGTTTGTTGACGCGCTGTGCGACTTCAAGAATAAAACCAACTCTCACATTATTCTCGTCACTCACTCCAGAAAGGGAGACAGCGAGGAGAAACCTACCGGAAAGATGGACGTAAAAGGCTCAGGAGCGATTACAGACCTGACAGATAACCTGTTTATCATCTGGCGCAATAAAGCTCGCGAGAGAGCGTTACAGCGCGTTCAGGCTGGCGAGCAAATTAACGAGAAAGACCAGCAACTTCTTGCTGCGCCCGCATCTGTTTTAATGCTTGAGAAGCAGCGAAACGGGGAAGGGTGGGAAGGTGGTGTGCCGTTATTTCTTGACGAACAGTCTCACCAGTTCCTGCAAATGGAAGGTGCATCACCATACAACTACATAGCTAACATGCCTAAGTCGGAGTATGACGAAGTGTGGAGGCAGGAGAATGTTACGGAGTACTGAATGAACAACCAAATAATATCTGAAATGCTTTTGAATCCCCGCTTCATTGCTGTTTTGAACAGATGTATCGACGAAGAAGAGCTCATTATGCAATTTGAAAGGTTGTCAGGTGTCACTCGACCACCAAAGGGGCAACATCCAATAGAGCTGATGGTTGATAAAGCGACAGGATTTTCTGATGAGCAGTGGAAACGGTTTTTTGAAGCATTTATCCCGTTCGTCTATGAGTTTATATGGCTCACATGGAGAGACCGTGACAATGAGGAGTACTGGCAATGACCATCTACATCACTGAGCTTGTAACAGGCCTGCTGGTAATCGCAGGCCTTTTTATTTGGGGGAGAGGGAAGACATGAAAAAACTAACCTTTGAAATTCGATCTCCAGCACATCAGCAGAGCGCCATCCAATCCATCCAGCGAATCCTTCCAGACCCAACCAAACCAATCGTAGTAATCATTCAGGAACGCAACCGCAGCTTAGACCAAAATCGGAAGCTTTGGGCTTGCCTTGGTGATGTCTCACGTCAGGTTAACTGGCATGGACGATGGCTTGACGCTGAAAGCTGGAAGTGTGTGTTTACAGCAGCATTAAAGCAGCAGGATGTAGTCCCTAACCTTGCCGGGAATGGCTTTGTAGTAATAGGCCAGTCAACCAGCAGGATGCGTGTAAGCGAATTTGCGGAGCTATTAGAGCTAATACAGGCATTCGGTACAGAGCGTGGCGTTAAGTGGTCAGACGAAGCGCGACTGGCTCTGGAATGGAAAGCGAGGTTTGGAGACGCCGCATGAAACACTGCTACCGCTGCGGAGAAAGCAAAGACGATTATCGATTCCGTCCAAATCAACCTTATTGGCACCAATGGTGTATCAGATGTGAGCGGTCGCCAGTAGGTAATTTCCCGCTGCCAGAGACGAAGGAGGACGTATGGCACGACAGCGACGAAGTATCACCGACATAATCTGCGAAAACTGCAAATACCTTCCACCTTATTGGCACCAATGGTGTATCAGATGTGAGCGGTCGCCAGTAGGTAATTTCCCGCTGCCAGAGACGAAGGAGGACGTATGGCACGACAGCGACGAAGTATCACCGACATAATCTGCGAAAACTGCAAATACCTTCCAACGAAACGCTTCAGAAATAAACGCAAGCCAATCCCAAAAGAATCTGACGTAAAAACCTTCAATTACACGGCTCACCTGTGGGATATCCGGTGGCTAAGACATCGTGCGAGGAAATGACAATGCTTTTAATTCAACCAGGATTTGGCCTGAGCATCAAAAAAGGGCACATGTTTGGCGAGAAAGAGTCTCAACGAAAAATGGTGTCTATCCGGTTGCCATTTATCAGTATTTATTGGCTAAACAGGGAGGCAACAAATTATTGGTATACATGCGCGCGTGCCGCATTTAATGACCCTGACTGGTTTATTGAAAACCATCATGCAGTTCGTCAGGCGAAACGAAAATCCACCATAACAAAAATGAAAGCGTATCGGGACGCTTGGGAAGAACATAGAAATCGATACCAAAAGGACATTGAAAAGCTGAAATCAGAAAACACTGAGATAAAACGAAGGCTAGGGGAAGCGAAAAGGGATATTGATGCCTATAAGCGGCTTGTAGGTGGTGATAGCCATGCTTAGCCCAACTCAAATCATGCAATACCAGAAAGAAAGCGTCGATCGAGCTTTAACGTGCGCTAACTGCGGTCAGAAGCTGCATGTGCTGGAAGTTCATGTATGTGAAGCGTGCTGCGCAGAACTGATGAGCGATCCGAATAGCTCAATGTACGAGGAAGAAGACGATGAGTGATTCGTTTAGTAGCTCTGATTATTTGTATTTTGTTTTAGTACCTGTGGCAGAAGTATTCCGCTCTCGATTTCCTGAAGGCTCAGCACCATTTAATGCCATTCGCACTTACTCAAAATGCAGAGTGAAATTTACAGGTAAGCGGCTGGAAAGAGAGTGGCAGGAATTCTGCAAAAAACATGACCTAAAAAATGACCCTGAACTGGAGTATTAAATGGCTAACTTACGCAAAGAAGCGCGCGGCAGAGAATGCCAGGTACGTATTTATGGCGTATGTAATGGCAATCCTGAAACTACAGTTCTGGCACATTACCGGATGGCTGGAATTTGCGGAACGGGGATGAAGCCTGACGACCTGATCGGTGCATGGGCTTGTAGCGCGTGTCACGATGAAATCGATCGACGAACCCATATTCTCGACAACAAAGACGCCAGACTTTACCACCTCGAAGGCGTGATCAGGACGCAGGCGATACTGCTGAAGGAGGGGAAGATTAAGGCATGAAAACATACCGAATAAAATTGCCGTGGCCTCCTTCAAACAACCGATATTGGCGACACTCAAGAGGGATCCACTACATCAGCGATTGGGGAAAGCGATACCGAAAAGAAGTAATCGAAATAATCCAGCAACAACAGTTAGATATCAAAATAACACCACGCATCAGAATCACCATCCACGCAGCACCTCCCGATAACCGCAAACGCGACCTAGACAATTTGCCAAAGGCCGTTTTTGACGCACTCACCAGTGCGGGATTCTGGCTGGATGACGGTCAGATAGACGATATGCGTATCAAGCGCTGTCAGGCGATTAAAGGAGGGATGCTTGTGCTGGTAGTGACTGAGACGCGCGGAAATTTGCCAATGATTACGGAACTACTGGAGGCCGCATGACACACACTATCAAAACCATTCCAGACATGCTCATAGAGACATATGGAAACCAGACAGAAGTAGCACGGCGCTTATCGTGCCACCGCAACACAGTCAGGCGTTATCTGTACGACAAAGAAGCCAGGTATCACGCCATCGTTAACGGCGTTTTAATGATTCATCAGGGCGGGAGAGGTATCTATGATCGTAACCAGCATTAACCAGGCGAAACAGCAGCGTGAACGTGACGAAGCTGAATTGCGCAGCGTCAGAGAGATGACGGAGCAACACCAGAAGGCAATGAATTATCTGCATGATCGAGAGCGCGAACTGGTGAACCGGCTTGGATTGAACAAGCCGGCGGGAGGCGATGCTGCATGAGACTCGAAAGCGTAGCTAAATTTCATTCGCCAAAAAGCCCGATGATGAGTGACTCACCGCGGGCTACGGCTTCTGACTCTCTTTCCGGTACTGATGTGATGGCTGCTATGGGGATGGCGCAATCACAAGCCGGATTCGGAATGGCTGCATTCTGCGGTAAGCACGAACTCAGCCAGAACGACAAACAAAAGGCTATCAACTATCTGATGCAATTTGCACACAAGGTATCGGGGAAATACCGCGGTGTGGCAAAGCTTGAAGGNTCCCCGATACCTTGTGTGCAAATTGCATCAGATAGTTGATAGCCTTTGTTTGTCGTTCTGGCTGAGTTCGTGCTTACCGCAGAATGCAGCCATTCCGAATCCGGCTTGTGATTGCGCCATCCCCATAGCAGCCATCACATCAGTACCGGAAAGAGAGTCAGAAGCCGTAGCCCGCGGTGACTCACCGCGGGCTACGGCTTCTGACTCTCTTTCCGGTACTGATGTGATGGCTGCTATGGGGATGGCGCAATCACAAGCCGGATTCGGAATGGCTGCATTCTGCGGTAAGCACGAACTCAGCCAGAACGACAAACAAAAGGCTATCAACTATCTGATGCAATTTGCACACAAGGTATCGGGGAAATACCGCGGTGTGGCAAAGCTTGAAGGAAATACTAAGGCAAAGGTACTGCAAGTGCTCGCAACATTTGCTTATGCTGATTATTGCCGTAGTGCTGCGACGCCGGGAGCAAGATGCAGAGATTGTCACGGTACAGGCCGGGCGGTTGATATTTCCAAAACTGAACAGTGGGGAAGAGTTGTTGAGAAGGAGTGCGGAAGATGCAAGGGCGTCGGCTATTCAAGGGTGCCGGCAAGCGCCGCATATCGCGCCATAACGATGCTAATCCCAAACCTTACCCAACCCCACCTGGTCACGCACTGTTAAGCCGCTGTATGACGCNAGATGCAGAGATTGTCACGGTACAGGCCGGGCGGTTGATATTTCCAAAACTGAACAGTGGGGAAGAGTTGTTGAGAAGGAGTGCGGAAGATGCAAGGGCGTCGGCTATTCAAGGGTGCCGGCAAGCGCCGCATATCGCGCCATAACGATGCTAATCCCAAACCTTACCCAACCCACCTGGTCACGCACTGTTAAGCCGCTGTATGACGCTTTGGTGGTGCAATGTCACAAGGAAGAGTCAATCGCAGACAATATTTTGAATGCGGTCACGCGTTAATAGCATGATTGCCACGGATGGCAACATATTAACAGCATGATATTGACTTTTTGAATAAAGTTGGGTAAATTTGACTCAACGATGGATAAATGCACTCGTTAAATAAAGCCCTGAGTTTAACAGCTCGGGGCTTTTCGCGTTTTAAGCACGACATTTCTGAAAGCGCCCTATCACCAATCACCAGAACACATCCAGATACCCTTGCACATTCGTGGCGACGGGGTAGTGACGCTTTCACCCTATAAACAACCACCAATACCAATAGGAATAACAATGCTTACTCTCAAGACGATTAACTCAGATAAAGACACCTCTATTTTCCAAGTGACAGGTGATGTCAGCTACGTGAAAGAGTCAAGAATGATTTTCTTCACTGGATGGCATGGAGGTGATTCCGAAGTGCTACTTGACGATGGAGAAGTTGCTTACGTCTGCAATGAAAAAGGCGTGACAGTAGCTACATTCCAGTAG